ACTTTTTCCAACTCTACGGCATATTTTTGAGAAAGGGGAAGCCATGACAAAGGAAAAATGGGTTGAAACTATAGAAAAACAGATGGAAAAGCTCGGTACGGCTGACCCATCTTATCAATCTGCAGTAGAAACGCTGGCAGAGATACTTGAGCAGCGGGATAAGACAAAAGCCGAGTTCAAAAAGTCTGGCGGCAAGTCTGTGATCGAATATACCAACAAGGGGAACGCCACCAACATGGTGAAAAACCCTTTGTTAATCCTCTGGGACGACCTCAATAAGAGCGCACTGGCATACTGGCGCGAATTGGGGCTTACTCCTTCGAGTTTCCGCAAAATGACCGGCGGAGTAAAGGAAAAGGAAGAAAAGGGCGGCCTTGCCGCTGCCCTTGCCAGCCTTGAAACAGATTAAGGGTAAGAACTGGCCCGTAGTCCTTGAGTATGCCGAAAGCATCAGAGACGGTAAAAAGGTAGCCTGCAAGGAATTGCGGCAGGCCGTTGATCGTTTCTTTGCCGACCTCGATAATGGCGAGTACGATTTTGCGCCGAAAGGGCCGGAGTTCTGTATTCAGATTATCGAAAAGACCCTTTGCCATCAGCAGGGGGAAAAGCTGGACGGTACACCACTTCGCGGAAAGCCGTTCCTGCTGGAGCCGTTTCACAAATTCATCATTTACAATCTCCTTGGGTTTAAGCTGAAAGGCACCGATGTAGTGCGGTTTCACGAGGCCCTTATTTTCATACCGAGAAAGAACATCAAGACGAGCTTTGCCGCATCGCTTGCTTGGGCGCTGTCCCTGTGGTACCGGCGTAGCGGCTCCAAAACCTACATATCGGCCGCAGCGCTGATGCAGTCCCTTGAAAGCTTTAATTTCTTGGATTACAACATCCGGCTCATGGGCGAGGATGAGAAGCATGGCGGCGGGGTAAAGATCATCGATAACAACAACGAGCACTCGATGGAGGCAGAGCTTCCAGACGGATCGTTTTTCATTCGCGCATTGGCCGCAAACCCGGATGCACAGGATTCTCTTAACTGCAATATTGCAATCTGTGATGAAATCCACGCCTTTACCAAGCCTAAGCAGTACAACCTTTTTAAGGAAGCCATGAAAGCCTACACCAATAAGCTGCTGATAGGTATTTCCACGGCTGGCGATAACGAACAGGGCTTCCTTGGGCAGCGGCTGCAATACTGCCGAAAGGTGCTGGATGGCACCATCAAGGACGAACAATATTTTATCTTTATGTGTTGCGCCAATCCGGATGAGGAGGGGAATATCGACTATACCAATCCACTGGTACATGAGATGGCCAATCCGGCCTATGGCGTTTCCATCCGGCCGGAGGAAATTCTAAACGATAGCTTGCAGGCGCAGAATGACCCGCAGCAGCGGAAAGATTTCTTCGCAAAGTCTCTCAATGTCTATACCGGGGCTATCAAGTCCTATTTCAACCTCGACGAATTCCGGCGAAGCGATGAAAAATATAACTGGACGCTGGACGAGCTTTCCAAGCTCCCAATAGACTGGTACGGTGGTGCAGACCTCTCAAAAATGCACGACCTAACGGCGGCTGCGCTTTTTGGGAATTACAAAGGCGTGGATATCATCATCAGTCACGCTTGGTTCCCTGTGGTGCAGGCTCATGTTAAGGCCGACGAGGATGGTATACCGCTTTTCGGCTGGGCCGATGATGGACTTTTGACCATGTGCAACAGTCCAACCGTAAACCACGCCGATGTTGTCAACTGGTTTGTTACAATGCGAAAGCGCGGTTTCCGAATACGACAGGTGGGGCATGACCGTAAATTCTGCCGAGAGTATTTCATTGGCATGAAATCGGCTGGGTTTAACATTATCGACCAACCGCAGTATTTTTACAGGAAATCAGAAGGTTTCCGGCATATCGAGCAGAGCGCCAAAAATGGGACGCTGTACTATATGCATTCCGAAGCATATGAGTATTGTGTTGGGAATGTCTCGGCCGTCGAAAAGACAGACGACATGATCCAGTACGACAAGGTAAGACCGACAAACCGAATTGATGTGTTCGATGCCTCCGTATTCGCCACGGTGCGGTACTTGGAGGCTTTGGATAAATCTAAAGCAGGAAAGAAATGGTGGGGTGATAAATGAGCATAGCAAATTTTTTTGAGCGCTTCCGCTCTCGGGATAAGCCCCAAACGCGGAGCGCTGTATGCCTGTGTGATGGAACCGGCTGGAAAGACCTAACCTGTTCCGGCTATACAGACCTTGCGCACAACCCGGAAATCTGTGCCGCTGTTGATAGGATTGCGTCTTTAATTGGAAGTATGACAATCTATCTGATGCAAAACACCGATAGTGGAGATATCCGGGTTAAAAATGGGCTGTCTCGTGTGGTTGATATCGAGCCGAACAGCTACATGGGTCGGTCAAACTTTATCCAGTGGATCATCAAAACAATGCTGCTGGATGGCCGGGGGAACGCTGTAGTGCTCCCAAAGACCCGGAAGGGGCTGCTCCGGCGGCTTGACCCGATTCCGGCGGCGTTTGTAGCATTTGTACCGAATGGGGAACGGTATTATAGCATCGAAATATCTGGGAAACCCTATGACCCGAATGATGTGCTGCATTTTGCCATAAATCCGAGCAATTACTACCCATGGCAAGGCACTGGGTACAGCATTGCGCTGGCTGATGTGGCAAATAACCTCAAGCAAGCGGCGAAAACAGAAAATGGTTTCATGGCCAGTGAATGGAAACCGTCTCTTATCGTGAAGGTGGATTCGCTGACGGACGAGTTTTCTGACCCGGAGGGGCGTGCAAAGCTCCTTGGCGATTTTGTTGCAAGCAATAAAGCCGGGGAACCTTGGCTGATTCCTGCCGAGCAATTCTCGGTGGAACAGGTAAGGCCCCTTACTCTATCTGATCTTGCGCTGGCAGACTTCGTAAAACTGGATAAAACGACGGTGGCAACCATTCTTGGCGTGCCGCCTTTTGTTTTGGGCGTTGGCGAGTTCAAGCGAGACGAATGGAACAACTTTATTTCTTCCCGTATCATGCCGATTGCACAGATTTTGGAGCAGGAGTTTAGCCGAAAGCTGCTCGTATCTCCGGATTACTTTTTCCGCTTCAATGTCCGCTCCCTCTACAACTATTCCTTGGAGGAAACCATCAAAGCTGGCGCGGAAATGGTTGACCGCATGGCAATGACACGGAACGAGTGGCGCAGTTGGGTGGGGCTTACTCCGCACGAGGGAATGGATGAGCTTTTGGCCCTTGAAAACTACATTCCCGCGGACCGCCTTGGCGATCAGAAAAAACTAAACGGAGGAGGTGAGTAAATGGTAGGAGCAAGACAGGCAATCAGCCGCAGTGGCGACTTCAAAACCCGCGCTGCTGATGGAAACCTCTACATTGAGGGCTATTTCGCCACCTTTACCGGCGAATACCGGATGTGGGATAAAGCCATCGAGCGCATTGACCGAGGAGCCTTTGATGGTACCCTCGGTGATGATATTCGGGCGCTGGTTAACCATGATACCACAATCGTGCTTGGCAGAACAACAGCTGGTACACTGACCCTCCGCGTTGACGATTTGGGCCTTTGGGGTTCTATCCTTATCAACCAAGCCGATCAGGATGCCATGAACGCTTATGAGCGCGTAAAGCGTGGAGATGTTTCTCAGTGTTCTTTCGGCTTTGACATCCTTGATGAGGAAACCGAAATCCGGCCGGATGGCACAACTGTGTGGACAATTCGCAAAGTCAAGCTGTATGAGGTATCGGTCGTTACATTCCCAGCCTACGAGGACACCATGGTAGAAGCCAGGAAAAAAGACCTTGAAAAGATCAATGAGCGCAAGCTCGACCAATGGAGAGCCGACGCTCTCAAAAAACTAAGAAAGGAGTGCTGATATGGCACTGAAATCCATTATGATCGCCAAAAAGCTGGAACTGAAAAGGGCCGCTTTTGATGCGCTGATCGCCAAGGACGCCGAATTTGCAACCCGCTCCGCTGAAATCGAAAAAGCAATCGGCGAAGCTACCACCGATGAGGAGCAGCAGGCTGTTGAGGACGCCATGAACAAATTTACCGAGGAACAGGATGCCCACAACGCTGAAAAAGAAAAACTGTCCGCAGAAATCAAGGGCCTTGAGGAAGATTTGGAAAATGCCGAAAAAGATCCTCCCAAGGCTGAACCCAAAGCAGAAAAGAAAGACGAAAGGAATGATTTTACCATGAATACCATCAACATTCGCTCCCTCCCCATGAATGTGCGCGCCTTTGACGCTCTTCCCAAAGAGCAGCGTGACGCTATCGTAGCCCAGCCCGATGTGCAGACCTTCTTTGCGGAGCTTCGTAACGCTGCCCGCAGCAAGAGAGATATCACCGGTGGTGAGCTGACCATCCCTGTTGTATTCCTCGACCTCATTGCCGAGAATATGTATCGCTACTCCAAACTGATGCGTCGGGTCCGCATCCGCAATGTCAATGGCGAAGCCCGTCAGACCATTGCCGGTACTGTCCCCGAGGCCGTTTGGACTGAAATGTGCGGCGCCATCAATGAGCTGACCTTCAGCTTTAACCAGATCACTCTTGACGGCTTCAAGGTTGCCGGTTATGTTCCTGTTTGTAATTCCCTGCTGGAGGATAACGATGTAAACCTCGCCTCCTGGATCGTCGAGATGCTGTCCGAGGCTATCGGCCTTGCCAAGGATAAGGCCATCCTGTACGGCAAGGGCGCTGGTCAGAAGATGCCTCTCGGTATTGTGACGCGTCTGGCGCAGGAGAGCAAACCCAGCGATTACCCGGCCAATGCTCCTGCTTGGGTTGACCTGCACACCTCCAACATCATCACCATTCCCACCGCTTCCACCGGCGAGGCTTTCTGGGCTGCGCTGGCTGTTGCTGCTGGTAACACCTTCACCCGCTATTCCCGTGGCGAGCGCTTCTGGGCTATGAATAGCAAGACCCTGGCTACTCTGCAGTCCAAGGCAATCCTTGCTACCGCTTTGGGCCGGTATGTCACCTTTGACGGTATGACCATGCCCATCATCGGCGGTGATGTGGAAATCCTCGAATTTATCCCCGATGGCGACATCGTTGGCGGCTATGGCGACCTGTACCTGTGGGCGCAGCGCTCCGGCATGACCATCGAAGCATCCCGCGAGGTTCAGTTCATTCAGGACAACACCGTATTCCGCGGCAAAGAGCGTGCTGACGGTATGCCCGTTATCCCCGGCGCTTTTGTGGCGATCAACATTAACGGCGCTTCCGTAACCACCTCCATGACCTTTGCGGCTGATACCGCCAACAACGCAAAGCTGTCTGCTCTGACCGTTGGAAACCTGTCCCTCAGCCCTGCTTTTGATGGCGATGTGCTGAGCTACACCGCTACCGCTTCCGCTACGACTGCTGCCGTAAACGCCACCACCGAGGTCGCAGGCGCACAGGTTGCTATCGCCTACAACAACGCCAATGTGAAAAACGGCGGCACTGTTACTTGGCTGGCTGATGGCACTGCCCATCCTCTGACCGTAACCGTGAAGAACGGCAACGAGACCGTAGTCTATACCGTCAATGTAACCAAGGCTTCCTAAGGGGGGTTAAAGCATGACAGACGCTGACATCCTTGTGATCTTGAAAGTCGATTTGCAGCTTTCCACCGCAGCGCTGGACAACTATCTCTTGGCGCTGATCGCGTCTGCCAAAGAGTACATTGCCACCGAGGGCATCGTGCTCTCCACCAGTACGGGTGATGCCGTACTGGTGGAGATGTACGCCGCTTACCTCTACCGGCAGCGCAGAGAGAAAGTAGTGGCAATGCCGCGTATGCTGCGCTGGGCACTCAACAACCGACTGTTTGAGCAAAAGGTGGGTGGTTGATTTGGATGATCTCATTACATTGATCTCCCAAACCTTTGAGCAGAACGATATCGGGGTACAGATTGCCACAGAAACCACAACACAGGTCTGGGCGCGGCTGCAGTCCGCTACACGGGCGGAGTTCTATTCCGCCGGTCAAAACGGCTTGCAGCCGTCCCTTGTGGCGGTTACTCCTATCGCCAACTATGCTGGGCAGAAATTAGCCGAGTGGCGCGGCACACGCTATTCCATTTATCGCACCTATTTTGCAACAGGCAGCGATGAAATAGAGCTGTACCTAGAGGAAAAGGTGGGCAACGATGTCGAAAACGGTTAGACCGGATGAGTTGACAACGGCAATCCTGTCCGAACTGAAAAACTATGACCAGGCCGTTACGAATGGCGTAAAAAAAGAGGTTCGGCAGGTGGCAAAGGAATGCCGCCAAGACATTGTGACCGGCAGCCCGGTACAGACCGGCGATTATAAGGCCGGTTGGCGTGACAAGGTCGCATATGAGAGCTACAGCGATATCCGTATGCGAATTTTCAACAAAACGGATTACCAGCTCACGCACTTGCTGGAACATGGTCACGCAGGCCCAGGCGGAACCGCAAAAGGCTCTGCCCGCCCATTCCCCCACATCGGCCCAGCGGAGCAAAAGGCAGAGCAGAAACTATTAACCCGTGTAAAGGTGGTGATTAAGAAAGGATGACACTGCAAGAGGTCAATTCCCTGTTAAAACAGACGAGGATGCCCGTAGCTTACGGTTACTTCAATAAGCCGCAAAAGTTACCGTATATCCTCTATCGCGTCTCCTACTCCAATAATTTTGGCGCTGACAATGTGGTGTATCACCCCATCAACCATATACAGGTTGAGCTTTACACAAAAGATAAAGACCTAACAGCAGAGGGCAAAGTCGAACAGGCTTTGTCCTCTCTGTTTTGGCAGAAGTCCGAGAGTTACATTGAAGATCAACAGTGTAACCAAGTTATCTATGAAATCGAGGTGTAATAATGGCTGATAAAGTTAAATTCGGTATTTCCAATGTCCATTATGCGGTGCTCGAAAGCGATGGGAGTTCCTACGGCACACCTGTAGCAATCCCCGGAGCTGTGAGCCTGTCTATGGAGCCTTCTGGCGATACCACTCCTTTTTACGCAGACAATATCCAATACTTTGTGGCGGTTGCCAACAGCGGTTATACCGGCGACCTTGAGGTTGCGGTTTTCCCCGATTCCTTCCTCAAGGACATTTTTGGCTATACCCAGGACACCACCAGCAAGGTGATGATCGAAAACGCCAATGTTCAACCCAAGTCCTTTGCGCTGCTGTTCCAGGAGGAGGGTGACGCCAATGGCACCAAGTTTGTGCTGTATAACTGCACCTGCACCCGTCCCTCTCGTGAGCTGAATACCACTACGGAGAGCGTGGAGCCGCAGACACAGACCGTCAGCATCACCGCTTCCCCGCTGGCCAATGGCAATTCCCTTGCCTATACCACAGCAGAAACCCCCGAAGCAACCGTAAACGGCTGGTATAATGCTGTATTCGTGCCTGCGCAGGCTGGTGGCTGATATGAATAAAATCATCGAAATTGATGGTAAAAGCGTGGGGCTGTGCGCTAATGCGCTGACCCCTCGCATCTATCGGCACAAAATCGGGCGTGATATCGTCCGAGACCTGCAAAAGCTGCAGGCTGCGGCATCTTCGGAGGATGGTAGTTTCTCCGTAAACGACCTTGAAATCTTCGAGGATGTCGCTTTTATAATGGCGCGGCAGTATGACGGGAGCATCCCGGACAATGTGGATGAGTGGCTTGAACAGTTCGAGATGTTCTCCATCTACAAGGTTTTGCCCGCCATATTGGAGCTGTGGAGCCTTAATAACAAGACAACCGCAGTACCAAAAAAAAAATAAAACAAACGGTGCGTGAACCAACCGGGTCTACCTTTATGCTTCGCTGCGCTGAATTGGGTTTGACTGATGAAGCACTGTCGGATATGACTTGCGGCATGGTCTACGATTTGATGATCGAAAAGGCTAATGACGCAGAACAGTACGCCATAAAGGGCAGGCCCGGTGGTTTGCGCGATTTCTTCGCAGGAGGTGGTAAGATTGGCTGAAAATGTTAAAGGCATTGTTGTCGAAATCGGCGGCGATACAAAAGGCTTATCCAAGGCCATTGGTGAGCTGAACGGCGAAATCCGCGGTACGCAGACCGAGCTTAACAAGGTCAATCGCCTGCTGAAACTTGATCCAACCAATATAGACCTGCTCAAGCAAAAAGAGCAGCTGCTTGGGGATCAGATTAAGAAAACAGAAAACAAGGTTGAAAGTCTCCGCAATGCCAAAAAACAAGCCGATGCCGAAATGGCAAGCGGTACGGAAGTCAACCAAAAACAATACCGGGAGCTGGTAAGAGAGCTTGAAAGCGCCGAGCTAAAGCTAAAAGACCTGCAGGCGGAAGCATCAAGAAGCCATGCGGCGCTGGCCCAAGTTTCTGCTGTGACCGGTGAAATATCCGAAAAGGCCGGTGGAATTGCCAAAAAGTTTGCGCCGGCATCTTTGGCCGTTGCAGGCGCAGGCGTGGCGGTCACAAAAGCGGCTGTAGAATTTGAAAGCGCTTTTGCCGGGGTTGAGAAAACCGTAGATGGCACTACGGAGCAGCTGTCAGCGCTTCGACAGGGCATCTTGGATATGGCGGAAGAAATTCCGGCATCCACCACCGAGATTGCGGCTGTTGCAGAAGCAGCTGGGCAGCTGGGCATTGCCACAGATGATGTGCTGGACTTTACCCGGGTTATGATCGACTTGGGCGAAGCGACCAACCTTTCAGCCGATGAAGCAGCATCCGCACTTGCCAAATTCGCTAACATCACCGGAACGACCGCCGACGAATATTCCAAACTCGGCAGTACCATTGTTGATCTCGGCAATAACTTTGCCACAACAGAGCGGGATATTGTCGAGATGGCTACCCGTCTTGCGTCTGCTGGTACAGTTGCCGGGTTGTCTGAACAGGATATCCTTGCACTGTCTACCGCTATGTCCTCCGTCGGCATCAACGCCGAGGCGGGCGGTACGGCAATGACCCAAACCATGACCGCAATAAGCAAGGCTGTGTCTGCCGGCGGTGATGATCTTGAAACATTCGCAAAGATCGCTGGTGTATCTGCTTCTGAATTCGCAGATATGTGGGGCAATGAACCGATAGACGCAATTAGTGCTTTCATTGGTGGACTTGGGAAGATGAACGAAAATGGAGAGGACACCATCGCCGTATTGGATGAATTGGGGCTCTCCGGGATTCGCCAGTCCAATATGCTTCGTGCGTTAGCCCTTGCGTCCGATGTATTGGACGATGCTGTTACAACCGCGAATACTGCATGGGACGAAAATATTGCCCTCTCCAACGAGGCAAGCAAAAGATACGCAACGACCGAAAGCCAGATGAAAATACTCCGAAACGGGCTCAACAACTTGGCGATTTCCATCGGTGATATCCTGCTGCCGATTATCAATAAAATCGTCGAAGGGCTTCAAAATGCAATCGATTGGTTTACAAATCTCGACGATGGGGTAAAGAAAACGATCCTTATTGTCGGCGGTCTTATTGCGGCGATTTCCCCGATTGCAGGTATTATTTCAGGAATTACCGGAGCCATCAGTTTTATAACTGGAACGGTTATCCCGGCGCTGATAACGGCCATAAATTTCATAATTGCAAATCCTATCGTGCTGCTCATAGCGGCCATTGTAGGACTTGTTGCGCTGATTGCAACAAAGGGCGACGAGATACAGGCCATCCTCCAGCGTGTGGATGATTTCTTGCAGGGCGTATTTACGACGGATTGGTCGGAATCGTTCGGAATATTGGGGGAAATCTTAAATTTCTTCTTCGCAACAGTAAAATCTATTTGGGATTCCATAAAGGCCGTTTTTGACGGTATTATCGATTTCATCCGTGGCGTTTTTACTGGAGATTGGGAAAGAGCATGGAAAGGTGTGCAGGAAATCTTTAAGGGAATCTTTACGGCGCTTGTTGACATTGCAAAAGCGCCCATTAACGGCATCATTGCACTAATCAACATGGTCATTGACGCAATCAACTGGATGATAAACGGTCTGAATAAGATCCACTTTGATGTCCCTGACTGGGTTCCTGTTTTGGGCGGTAAGTCCCTCGGATTTAATATTCCGACCATCGGAAAAATTGCTTATCTTGCCAAGGGCGGAGTTTTGTCCTCCGGCAGCGCCATCGTCGGCGAAGCCGGGCCGGAGCTGCTTACCATGGCCGGTGGCCGTGCCCATGTTATGCCACTGAACGGAAACGACCGTGGCGGCATCACCATCGAAATGAACAACACATTTAACGGCTACGATAACGCAGCCGGTGAAGCTGCCGCAAGGAACTTGGTACAGGCGGTCAACCGTGCGCTTGGGAGGGCTTACTGATGAGAAAATTTAAGCTCAAGAACGGTGTCGGCGCCGAATGGGATTTGATGGACAAAACGGCGTACTTCAATGCGCCGGGTGGATTAGGATTTGGCAAAACCTACTCTACCATCCAAGCCGGAAGCGCATGGCTGGTATCGGATGAATTCCTTAACCAGTATGCCGTGACAGGCGAAATGATATTCTTCGACTATTCCCGGTATCAGGCGTTTATTTCGTTCGTGACAAAAGGCCCGCTTTACCTAATGTATTCCCCGCTGGACACTTGGTACAAAATCAAGTGCGAAGTGCAGTCTGCGGATAAGTCGGAACTGAAGTCCGGCTATTTGGCCGTGCCGATTACATTCCTTTGCTTCGGAACTTGGCACGAAGCTGTTAAGGTAACGCAAAGCCAAGCGCCAGACCAAGGGATTAAAAGGTACAGCTATACTTATCCTTATTATTACGCAGAGACAGCAACAGGAACTGCAAAAATAAGAAACGGGGATTTGGCATCTCCGTGCAAGCTGCAAATCTTCGGCCCGGTCGTCAATCCGGCTTGGGCGCTTATCAAGGCCGGTACCCGTGTAGCGGTCGGAAAAGTAACCGCAACAATCCCTGACGGCCACAAACTCGTTGTTGATGCTGACCCTGCAACAATGGAGATCGCCGAGTATGCGCTCGACGGGACATACATCCAAAACCTGTACCAGTCCAGCGACTTTTCGACCGGAAGATTTATCTATGCTCCGCCGGGAGAAAGCACTTTGACCTTTTCGCACGACGGCACGTCGGATATCGTAGCATATGTGGAGGTGGAGAAACTTGCATACTCTGTTTAAGTGCGAAGTATTCGCAAGGGATTTCACATTCCGAAGTTTTGCTCCGATTGAAAGCCCGGAGATACAGTTTGACTACCTAACGGCGGAAAAAACCACTCTCCGGTCGGTTAAAATCGATGCAAAGAAAGGCGATTTTATCAGCGTGACCGACCAAAACGGCGTTGTAGCCTATCAGGGGATCGTGGATGATGTCGAAACCGACAAAACAGGCGTGACCATCTCTGCACAGCCATTGATGGCGCTGTTTGATGTTGATGTGCATTTTGACCGCGCCACATCCTCCAAAATAGAGCAGTTTATCGCCGGTATCATAACGGACAATTTCATTTCCTCCCATGATGCATTACAAAACATCACCGGCATGACGGTGGAAACGACCTCCGAGACCACCGGAGCGCTGAACCTCAAGGATAACATCCACAGCTTTTACGAGATCATTACCAAATCCTTGACAGCTTACGGCATAGCCATAAACATGGCCTTTGACCCGCAGAATAAGGCTATTACCGTTACGGTTGGAAAGGTAAGTGAAAGCGCTGTCATCGAAGCAAGCCTACAAGCCATTGTGGATAAAAATATTATCATTGGCGACAGCTCCGGCCAGCTGAACAAGGTGACCATCTACAACAAAGCGGATGAAACGCAGAATGTTACCTATTATCTGCACCCAAACGGAAAGGTTGACACCAACAATTCCGACCGGATTTCGCCGGTATTCTTCGCAGCGCAGTTTTTGGAGACCGATGTGGACTTTGATACCGCAGCTTATCAAAAGGCATACGAAGCACTCACTCCGCAGCAGTATGACAACATGATCGAGCTGACTGCCCGCAACGACTGCGGCGTGCTTGATACCTCTATGGCCATTGGTACAGAGGTGCTTGTAATTGACGGAGACAGCAGTTACAAATCCATCCTTACCGGCTATACCCGGTCACAGGATATCACAAAAATGACCTTTGGCGTTGTCCGCGCCGATTTGACCAAAATCCTAATCCTTGAAAGGAGGGCAAACGCATGATAACGCTGCTCCAGTATAACGCATCTATCGTAACTCCAACGGATGATGCGTATCTGTACAACCACATTATCAACGACAGCGGCATCTTTACGGGCGTTGAGGTAACTACACAGGGCGGTAACATCATAAATGTTTCCGATGGCCGTGGTATAATCCTCGGCCGAAACTTTGTTGTGGAAGCCCAAACGATCAATGCGACGCTTCCGACCAGCGGCTCCGTCCCCGGTCGATTGCTTATCCAAATTGACATGGCAAACACCGAAGCGCCGATTTCTTTTGTGACACAGGCGCAAGACCCGCTTCCGGCGCTGGTGCAGGAGGACATCAATGCAAGCGGTACGGTGTATCAGCTGCCGATAGCAACTTTTACGGCACAGCCGACGATGGTTTCCGATTTGCAGTATGTTGCGCACACCATCAGCCCTGGAACGGTTGCAAGTTTTAACGGCCGAACCGGTGCGGTTACTCCGCAAACGGGCGATTACACAGGAAGCCAAATCAAAATCCCCGGCTACAAGCAGGCAACCTCCCGGCAGAATGTAACCACAACAGACACGGTAACGCAGGCCATCGGAAAGATGGAGTACAAGATAAACCGAGCGGTTGTTATTAAGCAGCTTTCGCTTCCTGCGGCATCTTGGCTCGGCTCCGAAAGTCCCTACAGCCAGACGGTAACCGGCCTTGGGACTACTGCCAATAGCAAGGTGGATATCCAGATCGACACCGCCGCCTACAACACCATGGTTGATAGCGGAACCGGCGCTATCTATGTAGCGAACGACAACGGCGCTATTACGGCCTATGCCTTGGGCGACAAGCCGACCGCGGATATTACCTTACAGGTAGCGATTTCGGAGGTGGTGAAAGGGTGAGCCTCGTCGGAAGATACACAACACCAACCCACATTTTTACCGTCCCGTTTGATACCGGCACCATCTCAATGATGGCCGTTATCTACAAGCAGGGCGGCAATGTCGTACTTGTAAAAGACCTTGAGGATTGCACGCTGGGAGATAAAACTGTTTCCTGTACTCTTACAGAGGAGGAAACTTCACTTTTCAAACCAAACCCGCAGGTGCAAATACAGCTGCGTGTTGGTATTGGCAATGCGCGGCTTAACTCCAATATCCTCAATGTATCTGTAGCAGATGTCCTTAAAGATGGTCTTTTGGATGATATCGCGGGCGGTGATACAAAATGATTTTTCAGACTACATTCCAATCCTCTGAAAACCAGTTTCAAACCGCTTTTGCATCTCCGACATCTACTTTTGCAATTACATTCGGCAGCGTGGTTGGCGTAGCGGCGGAAGTCTATAAGGGCGAGTACACGGTTACCCCTTCTGTTACCGACCAACTGCTGTTGACAAAAGAAAAGATGATGAAAGACAATATGACCTTTATGGCCGTACCCAAACAAATCGTAGACAACCCCTCCGGGGGAAAGACTGTAACCATAGGAGGCTGAAAATGGCTGATACAAAGTACAATTCCAAAATAATCTTTTACGGTGAAACCTTGATGGACTTGACCGGTGACACGGTTGACCCCGCAAGTTTGCTCAAGAGCAAAACGGCACACGATAAGACCGGCGCTCCAATTACCGGCACCTGTCCGTATGATGCCGATACTTCCGATGCAACCGCTACCGCTGCGGAAATCCTTAATGGCAAAACCGCCTATGTGGACGGGGCTAAAGTAACCGGCTCTATGCCGAACAAGGGAGCCGTTTCCCTCTCCATCGTTGACAAATCCCCGGTAGCAATCCCTGCCGGTTATCACGATGGCTCCGGCTCTGCTACCATCGACAGCACCGAAGCCGCAAAAATCATTGCCGGTAACATTAAATCCGGTGTGTCCATCCTTGGCGTAACCGGTGATTACGCCGGTGAGTTGACTAAGGGCCAGAAAAAGACCGTAACCCCGGCCAAAGCACAGTTTAGCGTCCTCCCCGATGATGGCTATGACTTCCTTTCTGAGGTAGTCGTAAACGGAGTGCCGATTGCTTATGCCGATAACCCCGCAGGAGGTCAGACCGTAACGATTGGAGCGTGATTTGAATGGCGGTAAACAAGGTGGAGTTCTACGGAAACACCCTTATTGATATTTCCGATACGACCGCCGAGGAAAGCGCTGTTGTGGCCGGAAAAGCCTTTTACAAGGCAGACGGCACAAGGGCGACAGGAACCGCCGATTACCAGCCGAAAATCACGACACAAACCGTTTCCATTAGCTCCACTTGGAGCGGCAGCGGCCCGTATTATCAAACGATACTTACGGGCCAAGCCGCCGGGCTACAGGTGAACCTTAACCCCACCATTGACCAGCTGGCAGCGCTTGCGGATGCTGGTGTTACCTCGATGGTGGCAGCAAACGAAAATGGAACGGTAAAGATATACGCAGCTGGGGCGGCTCCTGCGGCGATGAGCCTACAAATCACAAAGATTATGACTTATTAAGGAGGACATCAAAATGAGCGTAATTTACGGCAACCCAATCATTGCAGGTGGTGGCGGCCTTGAGCTCGTGGCAAATGTCGTTGACGGGGCAACCGTTACCGCTACCCTTGGCAGTAAGACTGTGACAGGCGTTTCTGTTGGTGGTCAGGCTCGGCTTAAAATACCGCAGGAGGGCAAGTGGACTGTTTCTGCAACAAACGGGACGATGGTATCTGCCCCGCAGGAAGTCAGTGTTCCTGCCACAGTTGACCTCGCATTACCTTCACATGTTCTGAACGATACAAGCTGGGCAATAATTAAGCAGATGTCTGACGCTGGCGAGGGTGCAAACTTCTGGGCTGTCGGCGACTGCAAGGAAGTGACCATGAACGGCAAAGTCTCTGATGGTCTTACTCTTACGAATTACACCACCTGGGTATTTATCATTGGTTTTAATCATAACGCCGAGCGTGAAGGCAACGGTATAGCATTTCAAGGATTTAAGGCAACAAAGAACGGAAAAGATGTGTGTCTTATAGACAGATTTTTCAACAGTTCTGTTCCATCAGGTAGCATAGCTTTAAGGATGAACGATTCTAGAACCACTGTTGGTGGATGGAAGTCCTGTAAAATGAGGACGATAGTGATGCCTCTTATCGAAGCTGCGCTTCCAAGTGACCTACAATCTGTACTAAAATCCACTACGATATACACAGATAATACAGGAAACGGAGTTGCCGGTGTCACTCCAACATCGACCGACGACAAAATATACATTCTGACACATTATGAAGTATTTGGCACTGTATCTCCAAATACTACAAATAAGGAAAGTTCTTATTGTAAACAATATGATTATTATGCAGCTGGTAATGATAAGCGCAAATATCGCAGTGATTTACTTGCGAATTCAGTATGGTGGCTTCTACGCTCTCCCAATATTCCAAATGGAGAGATGTTTAGAGCTGTTGATTATGCTGGTAATCCTGACGCATATTATGCGAATTCAAGTGCAGGTGTTGCTCCGTGCTTCAAGGTATAACATATGGATTACATTTGTTTTAACCGTTTTAAGCAAAAGGCTTTGTGCGGTGAAGTAAACATTCCGTATGGTACAAAACTTGATGAAACCAACGATGTAATCAGCCATTGTGGAAATCCCATTTGCTATACAAAAAGCCAAAACGCCTATGGCTATTTCGCAAGGAATGATGATGGTAAAGGCTTGGAGCGTGGGAAGCTGACAGCAGAAATAATTAAACTGCTTAATAACCGCAAAGACGGGAAGTACCAAGACCGATGGGATAGGATTTGGGACGATTTATCCTTACTGAAATACAAACGCCCCGAACACGATGACTATTGGTTATGGAACTATGATTTTTTCAATGCTTCGATTGAGGAGCTGAACAGAATTAAATCCATGATACTGGAGGTGTGACAATGTATAAAATCAAGTCAAAAGGCAAGGAATACTATTCCGACACATTGGTATATGTGAAGAAGGCCCCAAATGGGTGTTATGTTCCTTGTTTGGCAGAGGAAGCGGAGTATGTTGTCGGGAAAGTGCCTGAAGATACCATCTTTGAAAATGCTGAAATAGAAAATTTCGATGGTGGTTCTATGGCATCCGATATGCAGGAAGCCTTAAACATTATGGGGGTGAACTAAATGGGCTATTACACAGAAAAAGCCAAAGAAGTAAAAGCAAAGCAGGATGCAGAGCTGGAACAGCTGAAAGCAGCTTTGCAAACCCTTGGCGTAGAAACCGAAGAAAAGGAGGAAACAGCCAATGCGGAATGACATCTTAGAGCAGGCGCAGGAAATCCGGACGAGCATTGACAGCGTGACCGGCACCATGGCCGATGCTGACGCAGCGAAGAACCCCATGCTGTTCCTGCCTTGGGAAGCCGATACCGCCTATAAGGTTGATGATCGGCGGCGGGACGATGGCAAGGTGTACAAATGCTTGCAGGCTCATACCTCACAAGCAGACTGGGAACCTCCTGTTGTTCCCGCTCTGTGGGTAGTCGTCAATGTCAGTTCTCCTGGCACGATTGATGACCCAATCCCGGCATCGAAGGGCATGGAATACGAGTACGGCAAGTACTACCTTGACCCGGAGGACGGGAAAACCTACCTCTGCAAGCGTTTGAATGAAACCGGAACCATCGTGCTGTATTACCTGCCGCATGAGCTTATAGGCCAGTATTTTGAGGAGGTAACCTAATGGATATTTTCCTCCCCAAAGATGTGCATGAAGAATTCGCCAGGCGCATGGAGGATGAAAACCGGCGGCAGAACCACCGGATTGACAACCTAGAAAACAGCGTGAAAGCCTTTGGCGAGATCGCCAACAGTGTAAACCGCTTGGCCACCAACATGGAGACCATGACAACCGAATTGAGCAGACAGGGCGAACGCCTTGAGACGCTGGAAAGAAAGCCGGGGGACAACTGGAACGCTGTCCTCCGGTCTATTTTAACCGGTATCGGCGCAGCTATTGCTGTTGCCGTTGTCGCTGTAATCGCCAATAACCTCGTAAAGTAAAGGAGGATGGAAATGAACGAATTTGTAACTTGGACTTCCCTTGGCACTTATGCCGGTGCAGTCATGATGGTCACCATCATCACCCAGTTTTTGAAACAGACCCCTCTCAAGAACATCAACACCCAGCTGCTTGCTTACATCATCTCTGTGGCCATCCTCATCGGAGCCGAAGCCTTTAACGGCTCTGCTCTGACGGTACAGGGCGTGGTGCTGTGCCTGCTGAACGCTGTTATTGTCGCTTTGGCTGCTAATGGTACATATGACGCAGCCACCACCGGCATGGTCAAACACACTGATGCGGCTATTTTGGATGCCGAAGGAAAGGGGGAAGCCTAATGGCTTTCCTCTCTCCCGACAATGTACGCTATGATAACGGCGTAAAAATCTGTGAAAAGCTTATTCCTGATAGCGCCGTATGGAACCGAGACTATACCGAGGCCGGTTATACATACCGCAAAGGTACGCAGTACAAGGCAAACCGAGCGTTATCCGCCATTAACGGTGTGACTATTCACAATACTGGTCGGATTAAAGTCCCCAGCGGTACAACAATGGCGGAGCAGTACACCCGCGCGACCTACCCGAACTGCAACATGGGGTCTGTCCGTGTCCACTACTATGTGGACGAGAACGAAGCATGGCAGAACCTTGACGAGGGCGAGGTCGGCTGGCACGCTGCCGATGGAAACTACGGCCCTGGCAACAGCACTACCATCGCCATCGAGATTATTATGGACGGAACCAACGCTGAATACAATAAAAAGGCGGAGGACAACGGAGCCAGACTGTGCGCTGCTATTCTAAAGCGTCATGGTTTGGACGAGAACGCCGTCTATCAGCACCATGACTGGTACGCAAAAGATTGCCCTGCCTATATCAGGCCGCACTGGAGCGCGTTTTTGGCGTTGGTGCGGCAGTATCTCAATGACGATGCGCAGGCGCCGAGCGATTATGATAAGCTGGTCGCCGAGCTGGAAGAAATCAAAGAAAAATACAGAACCGAACACGCCAGCGCGCAGGCGCTGCGTGGGAGAATTTTAGCCGCTGTAGAGCAGTACGATACGGTGGCAAAATAACTCACTTTGCAACTCACTTTTGTTCCGAAAGTGAGTTTTTCATGCTTTTTTCAGCGGAATGAAAGTCGGAAAAACCGCTTGATTCCTACACTTTACGGCAATAACATAATTTTGCGTGTGGGTTCAAGTCCCATCTTCCGCACCAACGAGAAAGCCAGTAACCATGCGGGTTACTGGCTTTTTTCTTTTGCAAAAAAACTCACAAAATAACTCACTTTTTTTCCTGCTGCCCAAGAATTGATATAAACACCCCGTCAAGTGCGCTGGTTATTTGCCGATCCATCCCGGACACAGCGTGGCCGTAAACACCGAATGTGTCCATGCTCTTGGAGTGGCCAACCAATTGCTTTACCCATCCTTCCGGCAGGGACTGGGCAAGGGAAACGAAAGTATGCCGCAGCTCGTATGGTGTCGTTTTCGGAATTCCGTTTGCCTTGCAATATCTTTGGAAAAACTTCCGATAGGTTTCCGTTGTCGGCATTTGGAACAGATACAGGCCGTTTGACTTGGATGCTTGATCTTTTACAATTGCTTCTGCGATTTCGCCCAAATAAACGCTGCGTATCGCGTTTTCATTCTTGCCTGTAGTTATTTCGTTGTCCTCGTTTATCGACCGTCTTACCTCCAATCTGCCCTGTTTGAAATCATTCCGCATGATGCCGCGCAATTCTCCCGGTCGCAGGCCGGTCAAAACCTCAAGACGATAAGCGTTTATATACGGGTCTTTTACCAATTTACCCTTGTAGACTGTCGTATCAACGGAGAAAAGCGTTACAATGTCCTCCGGCTGCAAAATGTTGCGAACGCCAACAGGTGCGCCCTTTGGAACTGTTATATCCTCCGGGACAAAGCCGGTTACTTTCATTTTCCGCAGATATTTGCAGAAAGAAACCATGTCGGCACGGATGCTTTGCAGGTACTTTTTTGATAATTTCCCGTTATTGTAGGCATAGTCGATTACTTTTTGCAAAATCCCATCGCAAAGCGCATCTGCTTTTAGGTGGCCTATCCGTGGGTCAATCCATGTTTTCCAGCGGCTTTCCTGCGGCCGCCAATTCGATTGCGAAGTCCGAATTTTAAGCTGCTCCATGTAGCTTTCGTGCAGCTCTGATAGGCGCAGCTTCGTTCCGCAGATACCAGATGCCAGCCATTCGTCTGCTTTTCGGTTCGCTTCCCTCTGCCCTTCTCTTCCCGGTCGGCTGCTTGTAAATGTTTTTCTTACGCCATCTTTCTGCACGGCGATCTGCCAGCGGTTCTGCTTCTCAAGCCACTTTGCCGTATTTGTCCTTTCTTTCATTTTTCCCCTCCTGATAGACAACCGCCCTCGTTGCCGGGGGCGGTATTCTTTTACCAATAAATTCTTATATATGGCTCATAAATATCGGTGTAATCTTCTCGTTCTTCGACCGCTAATGCTTTCTCAAAAGCAACAAAAACCGGTTCTTGCTCATCCAGTTTTTTCGCAATGTTAGGCGGAACATTCCCAATCCGATCTCCGTATATTGCTATATACTTTTCATTATCCCAGTCAAACTCTATTTTTATTTCGTCTCCATGTTCCAAACTTGATATTATTTCTTGGCAATCATCAGATTTGTAAGCGGTCAATGCAACTACCGTTTGTTCCCTGCATTGGTACTGTTTTTCCTTGTCTCTAAAAAAAGCAATTTCTACCTTATATTCTCCAGTTGTATCATCCGCCTTTTTCAAATACACAACAACAGAATCACCGCGCTTTGCATAGTCCAAAAACATATCGAACTTAAAGTAGAGATCGCCTGCATATTCTCCACCATAGAGTAGTTTTACCTTGCCATCCCCCAACTCCCATTTGAATTGATGGTTGGTTTGTAATGATGTATCTGCAATAAGGTTGTTGATAGCATCCAGATTAACCGGCGTGAAATCTGCTATATATTCATACGAAAGGTGTTTCCCCTTGTATGAACTGTGTTTAATGTAACTAATCTGCTCCTGCTTTTTTGACTTAACGGAAGGTTTCTTTGCGGTTGTATTTTTTGTAAATCTTTGTGAAAAGCCAGCAAAAATGCAGAATGCGTAAAAAACAATCCCTATAGCACCAATAAACTTTCTATCGCCGAAAAGCAATGTAATCGAAAACAAGATTCCGCATACACCAAAGATGATAAGGGCCAATCGAGCTTTTTCGTTTTTCATCACAAAAGTCCTTTCTATTGTACGCAAAACAGTGTACGATTATATTCGTAACGAACATCTGTTCTTAATCCCGAATTAGGCCGTAGTTCATGTTCTGCGCATCGATCAGGACGAGGTATAAAATCATCATCGCCAGCAGGACAAAAATAACCGCGAAAAGCGTGTTGGACAGCTTCCGGCGCTGGCGCACCTGCTCTTTCAGCACCTCTATCATTTCTTCGCTGCTCTGGCTGTCGGCTTTGTTATAGACATCCCGAACAAAATATTTATCGAGAGATATGTGCAGCGCTTGACAGATGGAAGCAACGAGAAAAAGGCTCGGATTTTTGGTCGGCTCTGAAAGCAGCCGTGAGATCGTCCTTTCGACCGTCCCGGCGTTGTCAGCCAAGTCCTTGTGTGTCATGCCCTGCTCCTGCCGCTTTGCAGCTACCTCCAATAAAAAGTTATCCCAATTCCTTTCATCGTCAGAATTCACAAACTCATCTCCTGTTTTTTGTTACCGGACACTTTTGCCCGAAAAACATGACAGATTTTGCGCCGAAACCGCCGAATTTGGCAGTACAGATTGATAATGCGACCTGTTACAATAGAATTGTAGCAGATATCGGTTGAATTTGGAAGGATTTTTATTTTACAATAATCGACAAAATGGAGGGAGCACAATGGAGAAGAAGTATGAAATCTTAAAGGCAATTTCACAAATGACCCAAGAACAGTTTACTTGGTTTTGCGAGCAAGTGCAATTTGCGCTATCTGCAGAACCGTCTCAGCGTCCTCATCTGATAGAGGCATTACGAAATCAATCAGAGCTTTCTTAGGCCCCGACAGCTCGCCAAATATGGCGGGCTGTTTTTCTTTGCCCAAAAGATATTCGACGCTTACCCCGAAATAATCGGCAACTTTTTGCAATGTTGCCTGCCTTGGAATTGTTCCCTTACTCCATCGCGTAACTACAGAACGCATAAAACCCAGTTCTTCAGCAACGGCGGATGGGGATTTCCCAATTTTATTACAAAGAGCAACATAGTTAATATAAAACAAACGCAACACACCCTTTTTGTGCAAATAGTAGAAAGTAAACAAAAGGTACATTTCCGCCTTGACTGTTGCGTATGTTTACACTATAATGAAAACATAAGCAACAAGCGCAACGCAAAGCGGGCACTCAAGGTGCCATACTTCATTATCCCTCGCAAGGACATGATAACACTTTGTGTAAACTTTTGCAACACAAATATAAAGAAAGGAGAAAAGTTTAGATGCCTGCACAATGGACTGGCGATGTGGTCGGCAAGATGCACAACAACAGAATCACAATGGCACAGCTTGGAGAAAAGCTCGGCGTTGGAAAGGCGTATGTGTGTGCGATACTAAACGGCCGCCGCAGCCCCAAAGACGCAGAACAGCGCTTTAACGCTGCTCTGGACGAGCTTATTAAGGAAAGGGAGGAGGACAATGTCAAGGAAGGTTGATACCTACCGCAGGCTGCGGGCACTGATGCTGGAGCTCGGACATGACCAGACAAGCCTTGGGAAGCGCACAGGTATGAGCCGCCAGCAGATCAGCGACAGAATGATTTGCAAGACCCCATGGACATTGGAGGAAGTCTATAAGGTCTGCGACGCACTATTTATCCCCATAAAAGATGTCAAGAAGTTTTTCCCACCAAACGGGGTGGAGAAGGAGGGACAACATGGAAGCAACAATAGGAGTCCATATCCGGTGGTTTAACTCGGACGAGATCGTACCCAGCAAGGACGGGTATTATCTATGCCAGACGATGCCGGGGAGATACACAACCCTGCCGTTCAGCACAAAGCACAAGATGTTCAATGTCAGCGGAGATTATGTGGAAACCGCTCTGGGAGTTCAGTGGTGGGCATTCCTGCCGGAGCTGCCGCAGAAGGAGGTACAGGAAGATGAGTAAAAAGGAATGGCTGCGGGAAGCCTTGGCCGTAGTCCTCGGCATGGGAACCATCTTCGTGGCAGCGGCTATTCTGCTGCTGGTGAGGTAAGGCCATGGAGCAGAACGAGAGGATAGCGGCCATCCGGGAGGTATTCCCCGGCTACACAAAGCCGCTGGACAGTATGTGCAAACGACCGGAGTATTACGGAGTTCGGCGCACCGCCGAAGCGGAAGCCCTGATAGCGGACAAGCCCCGCAGGAAGCGGGAAGCCAACTACAAGCTGTCTGTGCGTATTCCTCTGGGCTATGTGAATATGGCGGAGTTCCGGCAACAGCTTGTCGAAATGGGCTACTGCAACTTCACAGCATGGGTGCTCCGCTGTATCCGCCGCCAGCAGGAGGAATACAGGCATAGAAAGGCCCCCACCGGCTCCGCAAAAGCCAATGAGGGCAAAGGTAGATTAAGCACCACCAATATACAGGATTTGGGGAGGAATGTCAAGTGATCGTCTACAAGGGGACCGACAAGGACATGAAGTGCCGAGGCTTCCAGTTTGAACTCGGCAAGGAATATGAGGAGGCAGAAGCAAAACTCTGCAACAAAGGATTCCATGGCTGTGAGTACCCGCTGGATGTGTTCGAGTATTACAACCCTGCTGACAGTCGGTTCTTCGTGGCTGATCTCGACGGCGTAACGGATGAAGTGGAAAGTGACGATACCAAGCGGGTTGGCACAAAGGTAACCCTCCGGGCGGAAATCGGCATTCCGGGTCTCGTGAAAGCTGCTGTTGAGTACATAAAGGAAAAAGCCGAGAGCAGCGACAACCAGACCGGCAACTGGAGCGCTGCTACCAATACCGGCAACCGGAGCGCTGCTACCGTGGG